CGGGATTGGTGGATTCGTTTACCTCAAAAGAGCCTTTCTGGTTTAACCTAGGTATAGAAAGACCCAGTCTAATATAAACGACTGGAAACAAGTAGAGCACAATGAATAAGTGCTCGGGTTTTAGTCTCCCCTTCTTTCCTTCCGCATTCTATAGGAAGGGCTCGGGGGAGATCAGGAGAAAAGAAACAACGGTCAGATTTCTGTTGGGCTAGGATATTGCAACCTGCAATTACTAGTAGGATGGGAAGACAGTCCGACCGGTCGGAAGCAATTGCTTCTCTGACCGGGGACCGAACCCCTCTTTCCCGATAGGAACTACAGATACCTCACCCCCCAATCGAGGGATCTGAACTGCTGATCTTATGCTGTACTTTACGCGCACAACGAACGTCTCAGAAGATGATTCTTAAGGTAATACCCCGTAGGGTGACACTTTGAGCGTACTCTCTATGACAAATTACCAATTCTGGTTGAAGACGGGAAGCTTTGTCGGACCTTCTTATACAGGTCGCGGCTCCGGACGAGTGAGGGACAAGCCCTCCTCCCGAAGTAGGATGGGAAGTGAAATTAACTCCTCATCGAGCTCCACCCTAACAGGGGGATGGAGAAACTCCGTCATCTTCAAAACCCCCAGAATTGAATCCTTATCTTCCTCTGGAAGAAAGGTGGAAAGATGATCCCATATCTCAGCTCCCGCAAGCGGGAGATCAAAGCAGGGATCAAAGTCATCATCCGATATAGGAAGACCAGCATGGAAGCAGGTCTCCCCAAAGAGACGATCCAATACCACCTTTTTCGACTCAGCGAGTCGAGAGGACCGGACCATCGCATAGCCCCTAAAGAAAGAATCTAAAGGTGGTAATGAAGATAGCCGGACCCCCTTATCATTACATATGTCCGATAGGTTGGGGCAGAGGGAAACTAGCTTTTTCCAAGATTCATTGAACTTGGATCGAGTCAGTTCCTCTACCTCACTTACCTCCGGATCCATCCCACGCAAGGCTCTGTATCTGTTTACAACCTTGGCCTCCCGAATAGCAGTATGATTTTCAAAATACTGTAACTTTTCAGGGGTCAAGGGTTGAACAGATGCCAGGGACACGGGGATAGAAATGAAATGATAAGAACTTCCAGGAATCGGTAGGGCCTTGGCAGCGCACCTGCGGTAGAGATTGACGAAATAGACTTGTTTTGCAAGCTTTTCGTCATATCTACCGCTGAAGCGTTGTCCAAGACCACCCCACCGATATGAAACGTTCAACGAAGAAACTAGTTGCCGAAGGTTTCGGGAATTAGCTGAAATGTATATCTCCCTTAGAAGGGGCGAGGGACATTCCGGAAACAGTTTTTGAAGTTCCCGATATGTCTCTCCAAGTATCTTTCCATCACGCGGAATAAGTGTTAATTTTCCGGTATGAAGAAGATCTCCTTCTGGGGTAATTTCAGCTGGTAAGTCAGGGTCGAATGATTCCAACGGTCGGAAGAAAAGTTGAGAATTCAATGTTCCGAATTCTTTATCAACATATGTCTTCCCAATCGTTGGGGTTAATCCCACCTGACTACCTAACTTGAACCATTTGTCTACTTTCTCCTGCTCAACCTTTGCAAATAGATCATCTCCATTTATAATGAAGGAATCCCGAGGGAATCCCGACATCAAACAGAGAGCTTTATTGGCAAGGCAGAGAAGGGGAAAGCTAAGAATGGAGCCCATGAGTTGCCCTCTTGTCTGAAGGCCACAAGTGCCATCTGGATATCGCAATTCTTTGGGTCCTAGCTCCCACCGAGCCCACTCACGAGTGGGAAGATGGGGGATGGATTCCAGAATCGCGTCCAGAAGACACATAGTGACCTTCATAAAAAAGGCATCCGTGGCTCCCTTGTAGTCACCAGATAACATTAAATATTTCTTATCTGGATAACGACAACAGACAGTCCGCATTTCACGTTCAATCGCTTCGAGTTGTTTTTTTGAAGACTCGAAACGTGTTAGTGAAGACTCTGATGACGCACCCGTTAAGGAAAATTCCGGGTACGTAATTAGAGCCCTATGCATAGCCATCTGGAGAGGCTTGAGACATCGAGCCTCCCCAGATCCAGCTGTGATAACGCGGACTTTTAATGGTTCAGGTATTCCCACAACCTTACAAGACGGAGGTATTCCCTCCGGACTGGAAGGGAAAAGGCAATCCCGAAAGATTGCCTTCTTAGTCCTTGGAACACCGATTGAAGGGATGGGATAAGTTACATTCCACTCCCCTGAACAGATGTTCTGGTACCAAATTCCCTTCTGCGAGAAGACAAAATCACGATGATGGGTGAGAGCTGTCAGCATCTCATTTACCATCACATGCTCTGAAACAGGTCGGGTACTGTATCTTACAGAACCTTTACTGTAATCAGAGCTAAATGGATCTTGTCTATCGCCGTTTTCCCAATGGTTTTGCCATTGTCCCATCTGGATAGAATAGTCAGGAACTATCCTGGTGATCTCCCGATTAAAGGAGGATATACTCTTTCCGGTTAGATTGAGTACATCCCTTACGGGAGCCTCCCTAGACATAATATTATAAGGGAGGTGGACACGGCGCCACACCGAGGAAATCTGCTTTACAGCTTGATGTCCCGATGCGGTAACCGGTGAGCCAAATTTGAGGTTGGAGGTAAGTAATATCACGGATGATGAAAACCTAACCCCTTTCTCAGAGAGGTCCGCCATGGGTAAAACGCAGTCTGCGCTAGAAACGATCTGATCAAATTGTATGAGATCGGGACAGTTTAGCGCGTCTTGTCCAAAATCATCCATCACAACAATTGGCTGGCCCCGGTATCCGTCCCAATGATCCGTATGAGGGTTTCGATAGTATACGAAATCATCATCTGGAGCATCGGTGAGCTGGAAGTACCCTTTCAAACTAAAAATTAATTTAGTCAGGAAGGTAGTCTTCCCAGATCCCGGGGGGCCAAACAAACCTACAACCAAGGGCTCGGTACGGGGGAGAGATAGAGAACGGTGGTCCGCAAGGATCCCCTTCTCCATCAATTCTCCCCGACAACCAAATGGAACACCATCTCGTTTCCGAGGTGATGCTTCAGTGGCTTTCGTCCCCGGCTCTTTAGTTAAGTGTGGATTGTAAACACTCGCAACCCTCTTTCCGAACTCCCGGCCAATTCTTCGGCAGATACCAAGGTATTGGTCGGGAGGTTCCGGAATATCATCGGAATGCGAGCATAATTGTTGGCGATGTTCATCCAATGTCTTCTGAATTATATCAGATGATACAGGGTGACACAATGATTTTGACTGGAGGATAGAAAAGAAGAAGCGTATTCTACTACTCCTGTGGGAAAACTTAAAGTTTCCGACAGAGGGAGAGAATATCTCAAAAAATCTACCTCCAGTGGGCAATTCTTGGTCTGCTTCCAACGAGAAACGACGTGCTAGTGAAAATTTGATTGATTTCACCAACTCGTCCTCTGTCAGAGTAGACCCTAGTTTCTTAAACTCACCAAGGTAGTGCAAAAACAAAGTAAGTCGGAGAAGACAAACGTCTCCCCACTTCTCACTTTTCCCAGACCGATTGAAAAATATCGGTCCATTAATCCCATTCTTAAACCATGACCGAACAGTTAACGGTTGCCTATGAAGTTCACAGGTTAACGTCACCGCTCGGGAAAGGCCAAGAGAATGGGAAACGAACATAGGATTCTCAATATAGAGGAACCTACTTTCGCCGGAAAAGTGCGTGAAGAGATTAATCTTCTCTGTGTTACTTAATGTTTTCTTCTGGAGAATACCCTTGACCTCTCGCAAAGAATACTCCCGCCGAACAGTTGGACGGCGGGGGTGTTTCCTTTTAAGAAGAGAATTGTATTCTCGAGCAAAACTCGTGTGATTAAAATACACACATGGTGAGTTCTTTTTGTTCATAATTCGTATTTCTACAGAATCATGAAGCAGGCGCTCCCCTCTCCAGAGGAGCGCCGATCTCCTGGTTCCCGAAAGCGTGCTTCGTGACAATAGCCGCAAAGCATCTTCGTAGGAACGGTTACGAGCAGATTCTTTTATCTCTGTCCATTCGAGAAACGTGAATCCAAGCGTACTCACAATATTACTTTGAGTACCTCGTAAATCACTGCCCCTATTGGGGCCCGAAGTTGGGCAGACTCCGGTTCTAAGGAACATAATTCATAGTTGTAGGAAGTTAGGGGGGAAACCTCCATCTATAAAAACACCTCAGCAATGGAATTATAAGACCAGGCAGTAAATCAGCCTTTCGGCATTCTGCATAGTCTAAACCTTTAATCGGTACACTGTACCTGTTTGGGAATGAATTCCCTACGGCTTGCG